TAAAATGAAAANGAAACTTTTTCCAATAGTAATAGGATTGGCAGCATTGTCAGTATCTGGTAGTGCAGCATTTTATTCTGTATTCGGATTAAGTAAGTTATTTGCAGGAGCAAGTTTGCAAGTAATAATAATGGCAGGTTCTTTAGAATTTGCTAAACTAGTTGTTGCATCTTTATTATACCAGTACTGGGATACAATAAATAAAGCGTTGAGAATGTATTTATCTATTGCTACACTAATACTTATGATTATAACATCGGGAGGTATTTATGGATTTTTATCTGGAGCTTATCAATCAACTGCAACTCAATCAGAGTTACTTGATAAATCGTTGGCAATACTACAACAGAAACAAATTAGGTTCGAAGAGAATAAACAAGATCTTAAATATGAAAAGGAAGGCTTAACAAAGTCTATTTCGAATTTAAGAATATCCCTTTCCAATCCTGCACAGGTTCAATATGTTGATAAAGAAAGTGGTCAATTGATAACAACAACATCATCATCTAGTAGAAGAGCATTACAGGATGAACTAGCTAGAACATTAGGTGATAGAAATATTATAAATAATAAGTTAGCAGCAATTGAAGATTCTATAACTAAAACAGACATACGTATTCTAGACAAACAAATAGATAACGAAGATCAGAGAGAATTGGGTCCACTTAAATATTTAGCAGAAACTACAGGCCAGGATATGAATACAGTTGTAAATTGGTTCTTATTACTTATTATATTTGTATTCGATCCATTAGCAATTGCTTTAGTTGTAGCAGCTAATATGGCATTTGCTATGATTAAAGAAGAGCCTAAAACTAAACATGCAAATCCTAATATTAAGTTTCCTACAACTGAGGATAAATTTGATGAAGACCTTAAGAGTCGAGTTAAAGAGAGTCAGGCGAAATTAGATCAAGAAGAAATGATTCGAAAGAACGAAAAAATATTAGCAACACCAAAAGAAGATATTTACAAAGAGAAGCCGGCACCAACACCGCCGTCAAGCAAAAAAAGTTATTGGTAACCAAATAAATTAAATATGGCAAAGAAAAAAGTTTTACATTCGTTTAGAACGAGAAAAAAAGGTAATAAGACATTTATGATATGTAGGAATAGCGTTCCGGAACAATCATATTGGGCATGGCAATTCTTAGGAGATAAACCTAGATGTAATGAATGGTCAGAAGTCAATCATGATACAACTGCAGTATTATGTTATAAGTGTGTATCTAAAACAGTAGGACCACCAGAAATGAAAGGTGGATATGTATCAAAAGGCCGGCCAAGAGGTTGGCAGTTTATGAAAGAGTTTGTAGACCCACAAGGCAATGTATTTCATAAAGGAAAAGAACAGCCTAATCTAAAAGGAACTATAGAACCGACTAAGATTGATCAATCACCTAAAAAGAAATTATCTAAACTAGAAAAAAGTGAGTTACGAGATAAGATAAATGAACAAATGGCTTTAGTAAGAGGGCAATTAAAGAAGGCTAAATTCAAAAAAGATATTAAGTCGGGCAATTCTCAAATGAAGAAGTTAGAGAGACAGTTGAAAAAGATACGATAATCTTTTGACGTACGATATTTTTTTATTATATTAAGTATAAATAAAAAAAAGATATGAGTATATACGAAGAACAAGATCCTAAAGAGCCTTTGATTGTTGAAGAACCACAAGGCAAGTTATATGAAGCATTACATAATCAGTTAGGAACATTATTAGATTATGAAGATTCTGTAATCTTTATTAATGATGAAATCAATGATACAACATTAACAGATTTCATCATTCGAATGAGGAGTTTATTACAACATAGAAAAGACAAGTCATCGCCAGTTAATTTAATGATTAACAGTCCAGGAGGAGATGTATATGAAATGTTTGGTATTATTGATTATATAGAATCTTTAGATGTTAAAGTAAATACTATATGTAGAGGTAGAGCCATGAGTGCTGCAGCAGTTATATTAGCATGTGGTACTGGTAATAGAATGATGAGTAAACGTTCAACAGTAATGTTTCATCAATCATCTAGTTTTATGGGAGGTAAGATGAGTGATATAACAGCTTATCTAGATAATGTTAAAAATCTAGAAACTCTTATATATGGCATGTTAGCAGAAAAAACAAATAAAGAAGCAGATTGGTGGAGAGAAAGAATGAGAAATGATATGTTTCTTACGGCAGAAGAGTTATTAGAAATTGGAGTAATAGACCAAATAATATAAAATAGAAATTATGAAATTAACAGCAGAACAAATAGTACAAAATTGGGAAGACCTTATTAAAGTTATTGATGATAATTTTACAGGCGAAAGAAAGGATAACTTAAAAGCAATGTATACAGATTTAGAAGATAGAATGTCTGTACAACCTGCATCTAGTTTTGATCATTATCATAATGCATTTGAAGGTGGTTATGTAGACCATGTCTTAAGAGTTATTAAGTGTGCAAAAAAGGTTTATTCATTATGGACTGAAATGGGAGCAGATATGTCAGGCTATACTGAAGAAGAATTAGTATTCGTTGCATTAAACCATGATATAGGTAAAATGGGGTTTCCGGGAGAAGGTAATGAAGTATATATTCCTAATGATTCTGAATGGCATAGAAAGAATCAAGGACGTATGTATAAGATTAATCCTAACAATCCTTTTAGCCTCGTAAATGACCTATCTATTTGGTTATTGCAACATTATAACATTAGTATCACTTGGAACGAAATGTTAGGTATAAAGTTAACAGACGGATTATATGACGAAAGTAATAAACCATATTTCATGTCCAGAACAGCAGATTCCAAACTAAAAACTAATTTAGGATATGTTATGCACCAAGCAGATGCAATGGCAGCTAGAATAGAATTTGAAATGTGGTATAAAGGAAAGCCGGCACAATCAGCGCCTATCAAAAAACAATATGCAAAAAAGGCATTATCAAATACAACAGATAATGTAAATGCTAAAGAGATGTTTAAAGATTTATTTGGAGATAAATAATATGACAACAATTATAATATTATCAGTAATATTAGCAATATCAATTTTTGTTAATATCAATCAATTACGTAAACAAGAAGCTTCTGCAGAATATGTAGAAGAATTAGAAAATTCAAATACCGAATATTATACGTTCTTTCAAAGTTTAAAGACTAGAGTAGGACAATCTAATTCTCAACTAAAACAGATTGATAGGTTAGGGTCATTTGAAGCAGATGATGAGACAGGATTTGCATTCAAAGAATTACGTGATATATATGATGAATTAAATAAGGGATTTTAATGGAAATACTAGATAAAATAGAAGGGGAGGGTTTAAGTTCGGTAGATAAGTTCTATATATGGCATGCAGCAGAAATGAAAGATCTAGAAGAAAATGGTCCTAAAAAACGTAGAGGAAGAAAGCCTAGTAAAAAACAATATTTTACTTATATAACAGACCAGGCAATTATTGCATATAACTTTGAACCTTCGTTTGCAAAAAGAAATAAAGTATTTCGTGAGTATATTAACTACCCATTTAACAAGTTAGTAGAGAATATATATTATACGTTTAGATTTAGTTATTTCGATGTCCCTTATGAAGATATTAAAGCTGAGGTAGTTGCGTTCCTAACAGAAAAAATAGGTAAATTTAAAGAAGGCAAAGGAAAGGCATTCTCATATTTTTCTATTGTAGCTAAAAATTATCTTATTATTCAAAATAATGCTAATTATGCTAAACTAAAACAAAGGTCTGATTTAACAGCTGTNGATGAAAATAGAAATATTCAAGGTGAAATATCTTTGAACGAACATCAAGAATCTNTAAGAGATTTTACAAACCAATGGTGTGAATGGTATGATGAAAATCTTAATTATATATTTTCTAACAAACGAGATATTATTGTNGCAGATACAATATTAGAGTTATTTAGAATGCGAGATAATATNGAGAACTTTAATAAGAAAGCATTGTATATTTTGATAAGAGAAAGAACAGGACTTAAGACTCAAAATATTACTAAAGTTATNAATGTAATGAAANGAGATTATGCTAAGATGTACGGAGTATATTCTAAATCTGGGTTTATTGTTAATGCAAACAAGATATCCTAATCTAAATTAGTAGTTCTTTATATTTATAATAAAGGAACTATTATATGAGTACAGAATTCGAACTTTTTAAGGGAACTAATTTTTCTGATTTGATGAAGGATATTTATCATAATTCAAAAAAGAAATCTAGGCAAATTGATACTTTAATTAAAAGCTTAGAGCCGATGATTAAGAATACAGGCGACGCGACCGTTATAGTTCCTATGATCAAAGACTATTTAGAAGTTTCTGTTAAGAATGATGATGCGTTAGTTAAACTAGCAGCTGTTTGTCAACGATTGGTATCTGCATCTGGAAAGGATGATGAAGGTAATGAATATGGATTGACGGATGAAGAAAGAGCACGTTTATTAGAAGAGGCTGAAGCAGAAATAGAAAAGTTAAAACCAGAAACAGAGGCAACAAATGGCATCACCGTTGACAGAGATAGGTCAGGTAATAGAGACTTGGTTACCGACCCAATTCAAAAAGACTAAAGATCTTCAAGGCAATGAGTTACCGCCAGGGACTATTCGCGTACGATTCCTTAAGGAAGAAGTATATGCATATCCTGCCGACCCAAACAAGATGCCCATTCCAGTATATGGTGAACAAGTATTATGTGTTAGTGCGCCAATGGGTACATCTGATACACGTAATCAACATCAATGGTATTATACTCAAGTACTTAATACACATGGTAATGTCAATAATTCTGTGTTGCCCTTTTTACAAGACGCAACGGTCGAAGGAAATGCAGTTGCAAATGATCCTATAGCAGTTGTCGGAAAAGGATTGCGTCCAGAACAAATTAGTTTTACAGAAAAAGATATTGTTTTTATTCAGCCGTTTCAAGGCGATATAAACTATCTAGATCGTTTTGGTAGTATATTGAGATTTTCGTCGACACATAAAAAAGATTTAAACAAATACCAAGAAGTTCCTTTTTGGAAAGGTGATAAAGCCGGCGATCCATTTGTTTCTATTACATGTGGTGTTAAACAAGCAACAGATGGCAATAGTTTAGATAAATATTATGCTATAGAAGATCCTAAAAAAGATTCGTCATTTATATACTTAACGTCTACACAATATTTTGATACAATAAAATTTTCTCAAAAGAATGTTGGAAAACAAGTAAAATCATTAAATAATTATAAAAATGGTCAAGTAATAATTGGGTCTGATCGTTTAGTATTCGATGCTCGTAAAGATGAGTTGTTATTAATATCTAAAAAAGATGTTAAAATTGCTACACCATCATGGCAAACAGATATGAATGAATTTTTTACTCAAATAGAAGCATTTATTAATATATGTGTTGAACAAGCTCAGGGAGCTAAGCCATATGCTACCCCAACAGGCCCAACAGGCCCAAGTTCAGCATTACCAGAACTGCAAAAAATACAGGCAGCATTAAAACAAATGAAACAATAGGAATTATATGGAAAATACATCATTACAAGGAACTGGTCTGGTAAGGAAGACTTTATTTAACGATATCAGACGAGCATTTTTAGCACAAAAACATAATACGGGCGACCAAGATGCTGCAATTGATAAGATTGCAAACGATTTATCAATTGCAATTGATAAGTATATTAAGTCCGGACTTGTTATAACAGATCCTGGTCAATTAGTAACTACGGTAGTAGGAACTGCAGTAACAACTACAGGTACTGCTATTAGTCAGGCAGGTAGAGGTGTTGGGGCAGGAGCTGGTGCAACAAGTGCTACTGGAACAGGCCGTGTTATATAATCAATAGTTGGCCGTATCAATATTTATTAAAAAGGAATTACTATGAAAACACAAGGATTCGTAAAGTTATTACGTAAGGTAATTAGGGAAGAAGTTCGTAACGTTATTGTTAAAGAACTAAGGCCTATCTTAAATGAAGCGAATATTAAAAAACATGATATTAATCTTCAAGAGGTAGCAGATATCCCTTTACAGCCAAAACAACCGGTTATGAAAAAACAGTTTACAAAAAATGCCGCATTAAATGATATCTTAAATGAAACAGCCGCAACACCGCCATCAGAATGGAATTCAGTGAATTTTAGATCTGACATGGCTGAGGCATTTGGTATGCAAAGTTCTAATACTCCATTAGCAACAAAAGGAATTAATGGAGAAAGAGTTGATATGAATAATGAGGCAGTTGCGTCTACAGTAAATGCAATGACAAAAGATTATTCAGCATTAATGAAAGCAATAGATAAGAAAAAGGGAATGTAATAAATGGCTCGTCCAATATACCAATATAAACCAATTGAAAATAATGATACTGCATTAGGCATATTATTTCCATTTAACAAAGATGCTAAAGGGAAATCACCTACAGCTGCATATTCTGCAGCAGCATCGTCAGGTAAAGGTGTATTTGAATCTTCTTATACAACACAAGAAGCTGTTATATCAAATCTTAAAAATCTTATTCTAACTTCAAAAGGCGAACGATATATGCAACCAAATTTTGGAACAAGTATACAAAATATATTGTTTGAAAATAATACAGCAGATATGAGAAGTGAATTACGAGAAACGATTGAGGAAGATATACAATATTGGCTGCCATATGTTAAATTGAAAGATGTTGAAATAGTATCTTCTACAGATATGCATGCAATAATAGTTAAACTTAGTTTTAGAATCGATACTATAGGAGCAAATGTTGCTATTAATATTTTAGCTAATGAAAATGCACTTCAAATTGAGTCTGTAGAAGAAGGCGAAGAAATACAACAAGTCGGTACAATTGGAAATGGTGTACAATTTAACACAGGCCGTATAGGGTCTTATTAAGAAATAAAGAAAAGGTTAACTTATGGGAGACTTAGTTAAAAAAGACGTAAAATACTTAAATAAAGACTTTGCTCAGTTTAGACAAAATTTAATAAACTTTGCAAAAAATTATTTTCCAGATACATATCAAGATTTTAACGAATCATCTCCTGGTATGATGTTTATGGAAATGTCTTCATATGTTGGAGATGTGTTATCATATTATACTGATAATTCTTTTAAAGAATCTCTATTATCAACAGCAGAAGAATCTTCTAATATATTAATGTTATCACAATTGTTTGGATATAAACCAAGATTAAATGCGCCTGCTACATGTACAGTAGATTTATTTCATTTAGTACCAGCAAAAGGAACAGGAACAAGTGCAGCTCCGGATATGGCATATGCATTAACAGTTGCAAGCGGCTTAGAAGTTTCGACAGATACAGGCATCATATTTCATACAGAAGAATCAGTCGACTTTTCTCAAGATCCAGAAATAACAGTTTATGAAATTGATGGTGCTGGTAATGTTGTGCGATATTTGTTAAAGAAACAAGTTAAGGTAATATCCGGTACAATTAAATCTATAAATTTTAGTTTTGGTGACCCAAAGCCGTATGATAAAATTATATTGCCTGATACAAATATAATCGATATTATAAGTTGTACAGATTCAGCCGGCAATAAATGGAATGAGACAGATTATCTAGCTCAGGATACAATTTTTGAAGATATTGCAAATATACCTTTTAATGATCCAGATCTATCAGTTTATAGATCAACAGTGC